CTGCATTGAGGACATGCCGAGTAAGGCGGGCATCCCCGTCATGCTTGAGGTCTCCCACCATTACGGCAGTGTGGAAACGCTCGACGGCCTGAACCATCCGAGTAGGTTTGTTGGTCCAGAACTCGAATACGGTGTCGTCGCCATGCGTGATGGACCATCGCCCAATGGCTTCCTGCCAGTAAGGCGGGTCGGCGTACATCCACGCCACGCGGTACGTCTCGAAGGCTCGATGAACCGCAGCTTCTACCGCGAGGACATCGACTTCCCATTCGTCATGGGCGTGTTCTGGGCGTTCCCAAACACCAATGACAAACAGCTTGGCGTCTCGTAGGCGGACGCCCACAATTCCTGTCGCGTCTCCGCGGATAGATCCATCGAAGCCGAGGGCTATCTGATCGCCGGGCTTGATGGGGTCCTGGTCGTCCTCACGGGAGTCCCACTCGGGCTTGGACATCCAACCATCCGAGGACTCTGCAATTCGGTTGCAGAAGAAGCGGAGGTAGGTGGAGTCAGGAGTGGTGCGGTCGTAGAGGATCGTGCGAGTCAGGCCGGTAATGTCGGCCCAACTGGCATCGCCGTACGCCTCTGTGAGGGCCTGGCGGACCTTGGCCTCATCCCGCATCTCGTCAGGCTCGATAGAGCCTTCAATGCAGTCGTACAGCCAAAAGCCCTGGGTGATCATGTCACTCTCGTGAATGACCTGGGCGACGCTGTCCTCGTTGGGGTTATAGGCGTTGGTCGTGGTTACCCAGCGGGAACCGACCGCAGCCAGCTTCTCAACGTTGCGCTTGAGGGTCTGGAAGAATTCCGGGCCGCCGTTGCTGCCCACCCAGTGGTGGACCTCGTCCATCAGGACGAACGTGGGCCTGTTGCCCTCGTTGGTACGGCCGGCAGTCGCCTTCGGCTTGATCGAGCCAGGCTTGCCAGTCTTGAACTGGATGACAGCCTTGCCGATGTCGAGGCTGTATTCCTTCTCGGCAGGAGACTCGGACAGACAGCCACGGATGAACTCCATGGTCTGTTCGGTCTGCTCGTACGCCGTGGCACCGACCTGCACAGTGGGCAGGGCAACCGCCTTCGCCACCGGAAGCCCGAAGGCGTTGAAGTGGGAGAAGCGGCAAGGGCCGATGAACTCGACGATCGCCAGAGTGGCGAGAAGAGGTGTCTTGCCCCACCCCTTAGCACGCCGTAGCGTTCCAGCGCTGTACTTCCAGGTGCCGTCAGGCTTGATCGCGTAGAACCAGAGGACGAACCGAAGCTGTTCCTTGGTGAACTGCCAGGGCTCGCCCGCTCGGTCTCCGTCAGGCTGAACGATGTACCTGCTGCACCAGCGGATGACCTCGTACCCCAAGGTCTCCTTGGGGGAGGGAACCCCCTCAGGCAGATTTCCTGTCTGCAAGGGCGTTCACCTCTATTCAGTCACTCAGGAGTCGGAACAGCTCCTCATCTAGGTCTGTGTTGGTTGGTTCAGCAGCGGCCGTCTCGTCGGCCTGGTCCTCGGGGTCCTCAAGGGACATGCGCAGTCGCGCCCTGTCCTCGGTGGTCGCACCCCACTTGGCAACGCGCTGCCGGATCTCACCAGCGAGCTTCACGTCTCCCTGGTAGAAGGCGTCCACCAACTTCACAGTGATCTCAAGCTCGGCCCAGTCGGTCTCAGCCCATGCGCCGGCCTGCGGCGAGGTCGCCCACGTCCGCCAGAAGCGACGGGCGCCGGCACTCTTGATCCCGAGGCCAGGCGGGAGGGCTCGACCCTCAGTGGCGCTTGCGGAGAGCTGCTGTGCGTGCTCGTGCTTGTTGCGCCGCTGGGCGTTTTCCTTCGGCTTCGGTCCGCGGGTCATCAGAGCCTCACCGCTCCCGGATCGATCCCGTAGAGGTCGCCCAGCTCCTCAAGCTCGAACAGGGCGTCCTGACGCCAGGACCGCTCAGCGGCCTTGCTTGGCCGGCGCTTCGGTACCTCAGGCCCGCAGAAGTCGTAGGGGCAGTCAAAGCACCTGCCGTTGCACGCGGACATGGGACACCTCCGAAGGTGAGTAAGTAGGAATGAAAGAAGCCGCCCTCAGGGGGCGGCCGTGATGGTGCGTCCGACCGGCTGCGAACCGGCGACACTGCGCGATAATGGAAGTGCGGGCACTACCCGCACCTAGCGCCAGCGGATAGGGACCAGGCGGCGCCTTCGTCTTTACGGCGAGGGTGCAGCGCTCATGGGCTGCACAACACCCATCCCCCATCCCCGAGCCTGACCTGTCGGGAACGGCTCACGGCCCTAGGGAGCTGCGATGTCCGACCCTGGACAGAGCGTTCAGTGGGTTGCGGAGGCATTGCTCTTCGCACGCTTGTGGTTGGAGTACGTGAAATTTCAGCGCTGCGACAAGTGCCGCAAGTTGAGGTGCATTTGCTCCCAGCCGTAGAACCATCACCCTGCCAGCCGAAAAGACTGGTGGGGTGCTCTGGTGGGGTGCTGTTGGTGTCAGCTCCCAGACCTGGACTCGAACCAGGGACCCGCGGATTAACAGTCCGCTGCTCTGCCGTCTGAGCTATCGGGGATGGAGGCCGCCTTATGGGCGGCCCTCGCTGTACGTCTTGCGCTTGTGGCACGTCTTGCAGAGAACCCAGAGGTTGTCTGGCTCCCAGGAGCCACCGCGGGCTACCGGAACGATGTGGTCAACCTCCAGCTCTTTGTGCGATCCGCACTGCTGGCAAGTGAACCGATCTCGAACAAGTATTCGAGAGCGACGCTTCGACCAATCCCTCGGCCTCGAAGCATTTCGAGCACTTGTTCTATTCCAGCTCTTCCGAGTCTGGTGGTCGAGGCATCGGCCGTCCCTGGCCGAGGGGACCAAACAGCCTGTGTTCAGGCAGATGCTTTTGGCTCTCGGCATGGTCTCTCCTGTGGTCTGTGGCCCCGGCCGGGTACTGGTCTGGCGGCCGGGGCCGTGCCCTGGATGCCTAGTCAGGAGCCTGGACTCAACCGACGGATCAACAGGGAAAACTGGTACAGATGAGACTTAGTTAGTACTTGAAAGTATGACAGTCAGGGAGTTAGGCAAGGTTCCTTAAGAACTCGTTAAGACACTCACTAGTTCTTCACAACTTGTACTCATCTGTGATGTTCGCTCGCTCGTTTCACTCGCTCTCTCACTAAGGATGTCGGTGTCAAAGCCGTTGGTCTGGGACAGAGTTGACCTCAAGTGAGGCCCAGGTCACACCGTCACAGACTCAAGATCCAGCCATCACAGAGTCAAGCCATTGCAGGCTCGTACACCGAAGGAACTTGATTTCGTGACAACCCGTCGGTACCTTGGATGAAACTTCGAGAGGACCGCCCGCCGTGACTAAGCTGCCGGACAACGAGACCCTGAGACGTTATTTCCGTGAAGGTCTGACCGATAAGGAAATTGCCCAGGCTTTCGGCTGCTCGGTCCAGGCGGTCAATATGCGGTTTACGCAAATCGGACTTGAGCGAAAGCCATTCGCTAATGTGGCTGCCGCCATTCTTGAGGCTGCTTGGCCACGGGATGAATTCGATCGGAGTAAGTTCAGCCGCTTCAACCGCGTGCGCGACCTCTCGTCGTTCATACGGAGTCGTCTCGGGGACCCAACGCTGACGGAAAAGCAGCTGCACCGGGCCGAGCGCTTCGCAGCTAACCTTGAACTGAACGGCCTCATCCTGACGCTCGACTGGAGCCAAGAGAACCCGTGGGTGTTCGCGCCCAGGGAGCCGTCAGATGGCAGACTAGTCATCCGCTGGCCCGAGGGCCGAGAGCTGCCCAAGGGCCCCCACCTGGAGGCGATCTCGCTCCCTCCCGCTCCGACTGACACGAGTGACGCGGGGATAGATGCCTGATTCCACTCTAAACCGGACAATCTAGAGCCTTCCACGGACCTCCGTGGGGGGCTCTCTGTGTTTCCTTTGCCATCTCTTTACCTTAGTTACTACAACCAATTGGGGAGTCCACTTCCTGGAAAGTCGAGTATTGCCGTCACGCGATCAAGCTGTATTGTGAAAGCAGGGGGGAAGGGCTTCTTCCGCTTACGGATCTGTGACTCGGTCGGTGGACAGATGAACAAAACGCGCACGTGGCTGGGTGAGATCTCTCGGGGGCAGGCGGACACCACAGTCCGTCAACACACCTGGGATGCTCAGACAGTTGAGGTGCGAGCGGACTACGACACCTTGGGGGTGCTGGTCCTCTACACACAGGGAGTGGTGGGCGACTGGGTGGACCTGGTCATCTCGGATCTGTCCCTTGACTCACTCACTGGACCTCGGATTCACGACCTGGAACGTGAACTTGGGGCTCGTGTCTCCGCGTTGGAGATCGCACGGACCACTTATGGCCGTGGCCACGCCGAGATCCCCGGCAGCAGCGCGTTCACCGTCATCAGACTGAGCAACCTAGGAGGCATTGCGCATTGAGTGTTGAGAATCAGCCGCGGTCGGTCTCACAGACAGAGCAGTACGAGAAGTGCGCATGGCGCTGGTACCTCCAGCGGGTAGAGCGTGTACAGCCCAGACCGGCCGCGTGGAGCTTCCATGGGACGGCCTTCCACTCCGCCGCAGAGGCGTTCGAGAGGTCGTCTCGTACGTTGGAGGCCGATGAGGTCACGGACCTCTTCCACGAGCAGTACACGGACATGGTGAACAAGGCCCTGGAGCTGGAGCCCAACACGGACAAGTGGTTGGCCGCAGGGCGCTACACGGGCGGCGAGGACATCGAGCGCCGCTACGTCCTGGGGATGGACCAGACAGCGGCCTACGTCGAGTGGAGCAAGGTCAATCGGCCGGCACTCTGGACGGAGCCGAACAAGGGAGGGCCGGCACTTGAGTTGTCCTTCATGGTCGAGCTGGGCGGCATCAAGGTGCGCGGCTTCATCGACCAGGCCCTCGAAGAGGATGAGGTCGAGGGCGAGGAGGACGAGGTCAGGGTCCGGGACCTGAAGACCGGCACCATGAAGTCCAAGTTCCAGCTTCAGACGTACGCCGTGGCGATGCGTCAGCAGTGGGGCGTGAAGGTCAAGCGCGCTGACTGGTACCTCGCCAAGACGGGCAAGCTGTCCCGGCCTGTGAAGGTGGACCAGGTGAGCGAGGACGAGATCGGTCAGAGGTTCGCGGACATGGACGCAGGCGTGAAGCGTGGGGACTTTCCCGCTAACCCCGGCTTCGATTGCAACTTCTGTGATGTATCGCACGGGTGCATATTTTTTTCATCCAAAACTTGAATCCGTGACGAAGGTGATCTAGCTTGGGATTAGAGGAAAGGAAAGAATATTTACAGCCTTGCGCAATCAGTGTTGGTCAAGGGGGCGGCAGGGGAGCCGCTCCCTTCGCCGTTCAAGGGCCTGGCCGCTCATGAAGTCGAGTTCCGCCGTGGTGAGTTCTCGCTCATCGCTGCCGGCCCCGGTACGGGTAAGAGCCTGTTCGCCCTGAACCTGGCACTGTTCGGTGGCATCCCGGTCATGTACTTCAGCGCGGACTCCAACGCTGCAACCCAACTCACCCGAGCCACATCGATCCTGACGGGCGACAACGTCCGGGATGTGAAGCGGAAGCTCCTCGCCGACGAGTTCGACGAGTACATGGGCTACCTGAACAAGCGTTGGTGGATTCGGTTCGACTACGACGCCAGGCCCACCCTGACGGCCATCGAATCGAACCTCAGGGCCTACTTCGAAGTGTTCGGGATGTTCCCGCACCTGATCGTGGTGGACAACATCACGAACGTGGCGGGGGACAACCCGGCCGGTGACGCGGAGAGCTTCACGTTCGGCCTGGAAGCCATGTGTGAGTACATGTCAGACATGGCCCGCTACACGGGCGCTCACGTGCTCGCTCTCCACCACGTCACGGGGGAGCACAGTGACGGTCTCAACCCCATCCCGCTCAGTGGCGTGAAGGGCAAGATCGGCCGAGTCCCGAACGTCATCCTGACACTCTTCAAGGAGATCGACGGCATGGACGGGCGCATCATTCACGCCTCGCCCGTCAAGAATCGTGAAGGCTTCGAGGACTCCAGCGGGCAGACGTACAGCTCGTACGAGTTCAACTCGACGAACATGCGGCTCACGGACCTCGAATTGGCGTACTGAGTGAGATAGGCCACAGCCAAAGTGGATCTCAGAACTTGAATCCGTGACGGGGTCGACCTATATTGGAAATAGGAAAGGGGCGGGGAAATGAACAGAACTTGCGGGTACAGCCTTCAGAGGGAAATCGTGGATGTCCTTCTGGATGAGAACCCCGAAATCTCAGGCAATGAGATTCGAAATGCTGGTGGGGGTGTTGTCGCTCTCGTCCTTTCGGTCCAGAAGCCGAAGCGAATGCGTCTCTACCGTCTGGCCAAGGAACTGAAGTTCCACTCTCGCCACAGTGCCGCTCAGGTGGTTGCAGTGACGATGCCTACGGCAGGCGGGCCGGCATGGGAAGTTCTGCCCCTCTCGTACCTCCAGGCGCTTGCCGACGAGGCAGCAGACCTCAAGAGCCAGCACAGGCTTGAGGCGGCCCTGAGGGCCAGTGCCCGCTAAGCCCCGAGCCGGATACCGGCAGTGCTCAAAGTGCGAGAAGAACAGGGCTGTTCGGTTCTTCACCCCCCAGGGGCGGGTGTGCTC